TCCGCGGTCACCTCGAGGACCAGCTCGTCATGGACCTGGAGGACCATTCTGCTCCGCCAGCCCCGCTCGGCGATGCCGCGGTGCAGGCGGCGGATATTTACGCAGGCTTCAAGTCTGCGGCGGCTACTGCCACGCCACGGCTAACACTAATTGGAGTGGGTGACTAAATGGGCGTTCCCTACCAGAATCCGCCGAGCACAGACCTCACCCTTGGATCGTCAACGGATTTCACAGACCACGCCGAATGGATGGCCGGAGCAGTCACAGCCAGCCAGATTGGCGCGCTTATCCATCACCGCGTGGCCGCCGGATCTGGTGATGCCGTCAGCGTCAAGGGCAGCGCTGGCCAGGTCTACGGATGGGAAATATTCAACCTTGGTACGGTGCCCATCTACGTAAAGCTGTTCAATAAAGCCACCGCTCCCACGCTGGGCAGCGATACTCCCGTGCTGACCATTGCCGTGCAAGCTGGCTTGTCCAATAGCCGCCCGGTTGGCACCGCTGGCCTAAATTTCGGAACCGGAGTCGCCTTCGGCATCGTGACGGGCATTGCAGACAATAATTCCACCGGCGTGACGGCAAGCACCGTGGTCCTCGACCTCTTCTACAAATAATGCCAACAATCTCAGTTCTAGCGCAGACCAAGTTCTGGCGCGAATGGCCACTGAGCGCCGACCCTGGCAGCTATGCACTCACCGGCCTGGCCGCGAGCGTGTTGTCGGGTCGCATGGTCACCGCTTCGCCCGGAGCGTATTCCCTTATCGGCGCCGATGCCGGCCTGTTTCGCGGCTTCTTCCTGTCCGTGGACTCTGGAACCTATGCGCTCACCGGGGCCACGGCAGACCTTCTCGCGGGACGCATGATTGAGGCCACCGCTGGAGGTTACACCCTCACCGGTACAGCCGCCTCGTTGCTGACCGAGCGCTTCCTGACAGCCTCCCCCGGCAGCTATTCCATCACGGGTGCAGATGCTCTGACTGTAGCCGGGCGCGTCCTGTCCGGCGATCCCGGTGCCTACCTGCTGACCGGTGCAAATGCGTCCCTGCTGGCCGAGCGCATGATTACCGCAGCGCCCGGCTCCTACGTTCTGACTGGCGCCGCTGCCACGCTGCTTGTGGAACGCATGTTGTCGGCCGGGGCAGGCGAATACCTCATCACTCCCGGCGACACGCTGCTGGTCTACACGCCAACTGGCAACTTTGTCCTGGTAGCCGACGCTGGAGCCTATATCCTTACCGGGGCCACGGCAGACCTTCTGGCAGGACGCGTGGTATCGGCCGACGCTGGCAGTTACACGATCACGGGCATAGATGCGGCGATGCTGCGCGGTTTCAATCTCACGCTGGACGCTGGAACATACGCGATTACGGGCAGCGTGGCATCACTCCTGGCCGACCGCATCCTGAGCGGCAACGCTGGCGTATACGACGTGACCGGCTTTGCGGCAACCGTGCTGGCCCAGCGTGCAATCACCGGCGAACCGGGAACCTATACCCTCACCGGTTCTGACGCCTCGATACTGGCCGACCGAACGCTGACGCTGGACCCCGCGAATTACACGCTGACCGGTTCTGCCGCTTCCACCGTGGCAGGCAGGCAAATTACGGCATCGTCCGGGTCATACGCGGTGACTGGCTCAGATGCCTCCACGCTCGCGGGCCGGGTGCTCACCGCTGAACCGGGAAGCTACGCGCTGACCGGTTTTGCCGCGACATTCGTTGCTGGCGCCGAAGTCATCATCCAGATTCTATCCGTGGCCGTGCAGACGATCATGCTTATGACGGCCAGCGTGGCATCGCTGATTTGGCGGCCGGGCGTTGCCGCCACAACCGACCGTGCCGTGATTAGCGAAGTGACCGTGCGACCGGTTATCAGGACAACGGTTAGGGTGAGACCGCAATGAGCACGCACCAACTATTCAAGCGGAATGACCAGGACATTGACGTAGTGCTGGTGAATAGCCGCGATAATTCCTTCATCAACAACGCCACGGTGTACGTGACCATTCTCAGTCCCACGGGAACCATTCCCACGGGCGGTGGACCGCTAACCGCCTCTTACTCTGGCCTATCGGACGGCCTGTACCGTGCCGCGGTGACAGAGGCATTCGACCCTGACCCTGGACCCGGCTACCAGATCAAGATCATCGCCACCACCGCCGCTGGAATCAACGGCGAAGGATACCGCCCCGCCTATGTGTCGGAAGGCGTGGCAGCCGGTAGCTAATGCAAGCAGGGAAGCTCCGTCACCAGATAACGTTCGAGGAACTGACTGGCGCACTTGATACCTTTGGCGCGGAGACGGACACATGGGAAGGAGTCAGAACCGTGTGGGCATCGGTCGAGCCGCAGGTCAATCAGGGTAAGGAATCGTTTACCACGATGGACCAGCTCCAGGCACTCGACATCTCGCGCATCACCGTGCGCCGGCAAAGCGTGCACGGCGTGACCGCCAAGATGAGGGTCAAGATGTACGACATCTTTCAGGCAACGGATCGCTATTTCGACATATTGGGCATACAGAACGTGGGCGAGCGCGGACGCGAGGCGACGTTGACGGTCAAGGAGCGGAAGTAGTGGCCTTCTCCATCCCCAACTTCTCCAGCCTTGCCCGTCAGGCGGGCATCTCGCGCTCATCGCAGCGGGCGCTCACGGGTTTCCACAACGCCGGTGACTGGACCACGGTGGAAGTACAGGGACTCAAGGAACTGGAAGCGGCACTGAACGAGTTGCCAGAAAAGACGGCCAGAAAAGTCCTTACATCCGCCGTGCGCGATGGGGCTGAACTGATACGCGCGCAGGCGGCGCTAAGGGCGCCACACGACCCGAGCGTAACGTTCGGCAAGCCATCATGGCGCAAGATGTTTCTCAAGGACGGCATCAAGAAGTCCATCTCCATTAAATCGCTGGGCGTGGCGGGAGCTATCGTCAGGGCCAAGATCGGACTCGACAAGAAGCACGCATTCTTTGGGCGCTACATCGAGAAAGGCTGGGTTCCGGCCGGCAGAATGCACATCGCCCCGCGTGCAACCAAGCACCTGCGCAAGATTACCGGCGACCTGTCGGCCATTGCGATGACGCGGCGCAACAGCCGGGCCAAGGATGCCGTTGCGACTACCACGAAAGTAAAGGCCCAACCGTTCATGCGCCCCGCGTTTGAGGCCATGAAGATGAAGGCTCTGGAACTCGTCAAGACTCGCCTGCGCGCTGGTATTGACCGCATCGCCAGGGAATCCTTCCGCAAAGCGACATGATTCAGCAGGACTTGGTTACATGGGTACAGGCGAACGCTTCGATTAGCGCCGTGATCGGCACGCGCTTCTACCCAGGAATACTCCCGCAAAATGCCACCTTGGAAGCGATTGTTTACAGCTCGTCCTCGCAGATTCCGGCCGTCACCATGCAGGAAGTGGGTGGCTACAACGAGGCGGTATTCACGCTGTCTTCGATGGCCGAAAGCTACGGCGAGGCCAAGCAACTGGCCAAGATCGTTCGCGCGCAACTGCACGGCTACCAGGGAACGATGGGCAGCACGACCATTCACGCCGCATTCCAGATCAGCGAAGACGATGGGTACGACCCGGAAACGTTGTGTTTCCGCGTGGATCAGGAATACGGCTTTCACTTCGCCGAGAGTTAGGAGATAGCCAATGGCAGCATCTTCTGTAAGGCCGGGGTACGGGGCAGTGCTAGGGCGGCAGGACAGCAACCTGACCACCATTGCCGCGTCTACAACGGGAAGCTCTACCCCACAATCTCGCACCCCGGCTTTGATGACCAGCATCACGCAGGGAACGGTCCTGTGCATTGACACGGCCAGCACCACAGTCAAGGAAGTTACCAAGGTAAACAGCGTAACAGGCAGCACCTTCACGAGCATAATTGAAAACAATCATTCAGGCGGAATTTCGGTTGCGCTTCAGGTAAGTGTGGCCGAATTGGTCGCCATCAACGGCTTCAGATTGCGGGCGGACCTCGCGGATGCCACGCATCTGAACTCCGACGATCAGTACCGGCAGTTCATTCAAACGATGCTCTGGGCTGAAGTTGACGTGGAAGGTAACTACACCGACGACGCTTCGCAGGTGCAGATTGTTACGGACGCGCAGGCTGGCACGCTGCGAACGTGGTCTATCGCGCTTGGCGGAACTCCCGGCGCGGCCAGCGGCAACCAGTGCGTCTGGTGGGCTAACGCTTACGTGGAAGACCTCGTTACGGTGGCATCTGTAGCGGACATTATTCGCTTCACGGCAAAACTGAAGATTTCTGGAAAGGCTTACCTGCACTACTAGCACGCAAACCCAAATCAGATTCGGCAATGAAACGCCCTGCGGTTAGGGGCGTTTTGTTTTGCCCAGGAGGAAAGAGATGGCTGCATCGGCTGCAAAACCAGGATATGGATTAACGGCTACGTGGGGCGGCACGGCCACGGAAGAGATCATTTCCATCAACGGCGTCGGTGTTGGGCAGATGGAGCCAGCAGAAGCGACCTTCATGGGCTCAGACGACCGATACAAGGAATTCATCTTCGGGTTGCTCAACGGCCCCGAAATCACCATCCAGATGAACTATCGCCCCAAGGCTACCGGGCAGCAGTTACTAACCACGGACGCGCAAGCTGGCACAGCCAAGTCACTGGTCGTAACCCTGCCCGGTTCGCTTGGCGTGTGGACGCAGACCTGCCTACTCACTTCGTGGGCGTCAGATGGCATCACGCCTGGCGAGCGGATGACCGGGACTGCGACGTTCAAAAACTCCACCGGCAAGCCCGTCCACACCATCCAGCATGTTGATTGCGTTGATCGCCCCCACCGTGACAAACACGGTAAACGGTACGGCCCACATCCCGAGTGGTATGGAACCAGAACCGAAGAGAGCTCCCAAGTCTCGTACGACAACACCACCCCATAGCGTCATGATCAAAGCTGCCACAATCTGAGCTACAAACCTCACCCATGGTGGGAGATCATGGAAGTCGTCGAGGATCCCAACTATAACAAGCAAAGCTGTGCCCACAAAAAGAGCCCGATAGCCAGCGAGCGACTGTTCCAACACCAGAACCGCAAACATGAAACCGCAGAACATTGCGATGCCACCGACGAGCGGGACATGCCCAACATGCCGCTTACGCTCACAGGGTTGATCTACTAGCCCGATACGCATCGCGAGCGGACGCAGT